AGTAAAGCTTGATAACCACTTGCCGTGTTGTTATTACCAGTAGTGTTGGAGGATAAAGCATCATAACCACTCGCTGTGTTACCAGCACCCGTAGTGTTGTTTTGTAAAGCTTTATAACCACTTGCTGTATTACTATGACCAGTAGTGTTGTACCTTAAAGCTTCCTTACCACTTGCTGTGTTGTTAGCGCCAGTAGTGTTGTTTTGTAAAGCTTCCATACCACTTGCTGTGTTATGCGCTCCAGTAGTGTTGTTCTTTAAAGCTTGATAACCACTTGCTGTGTTGAAGTTACCAGTAGTGTTGCTTTGTAAAGCATAATAACCACTCGCTGTGTTGAAGTTACCAGTAGTGTTGCTTTGTAAAGTATAATAACCACTTGCTGTGTTATGCACTCCTGTAGTGTTGGAGGATAAAGCGTCTTGACCACTCGCTGTGTTACCAGCACCTGTAGTGTTGTTTTGTAAAGCTTTATAACCACTTGCTGTGTTGGTTGAAATAGCACCCCCACCTCTTCCGACTGTTATATCATGTACGGAAGCATCTAATGTGGATGTTAAGCTATTAACTGTAATATCGCCTGTTAAATCAAGCATAGCGACTTTTTCAATTATCACTTCATCGCCTGTACCCTCATTTATAACAATATCATAAATTCCATCGACAACTTTAAAAGCGTAGTTTCCTTTGCTATCAGTCGATAATGGATTAGCAATTAACACCTCGTCTAAATCATATATTGTTGCCAATGCTTGCGTGCTATTAAGTCGCACTGTTACAGGCACACTTACACCGGCGTTACCTGTTGTCGCGCTGTCAAATTGTAATATAGTTGAACCGTGAAATACTTTCATTTTTTAAAACCTTTTAATTAATTTTAATGGTCGCCGTTGCCGTTTATATATCTTAAAGCAGTTGAGCCGTAAAGTGTAACTGTGCCGCCGCCATCTACAATACCCGAACCGGCTAAACCACCTGCGCCACCTGCACCAAAATACGTAATAAATCCTTCAGGATCATATAATGTCACATCCACACCTTTGATACCACCAACACCCCAATCACCGCCGTTTCCACCGTCATTATATGAAGCAGGATGAGCTGACCCATCTCCACCAATACCCCCGTTGCCTAATATATCGCCATTAGTTCCGGCTTGAGCAGGAGAACTACCTATCGGTATCCCCCCAATACCTACAAGTCTACCTGCACCACCGCCGCCGCCGCCACCGGGTGAATTCGGAGTAAAAGCATCGAAAGATGGTTCAGTAGCGCCACCACCACCACCACCACCGGGCGCACGAATATATCCATCTGCTGTTGGATAAGCTGCCGATGGTGTTGAGCCGCTAAAATAAATATCAGTTGTCACGCCTTGAGCATCAAAAACAATACCACCAATAGTGCCATCTTGGTCAGAATCGCCACCTTCACCACCTGCTGCTTGACCATCAAAACCGTTAACTAAAATAACAGTTAATGTCGAACCTGAAGCGAAACTCCCTGCGCGAATAGCTGTGCCACCATTTGCAGAATGTGAGTATGATCCATCAAAAATAAAGGTTAAATCTACAGGCTCGGAGGGCGCACCAGCGAAATCATTATATAAATTAATAGTGCCGCTTGGCTCATCTATTATTATTTCACTACCAGCATTAAAAGCAGCTTCATATGTGATTGCTTTTACTTCGTATGTTCTACCGTCTTTATATTTTGGATTAATTTTTGTTATTTGACTGCGTATACTCCCACCTTGATCGCCATAAATGCTTTGGTCTACACTTGTGTGCAAATCGACAACATCACCCACTTTAAAAGTTAAATATCTTTCGTCAGTTACCCACGATCGTTCAAATGGCGTATACTTAAAACGACTAACATAACGCTGAGTTAATAAAACCGCAGCGTCCTTATCAAGTATAAAATTGTTATCAAAAATCTTATCTTTGTGTTTTGTAAATAAGTCAGCACCTATCAAAGTGTTATCTGAAAATTGTGAAGCTTTTTTAAAGCTTGTTGTGTTATTTGTTTCGGCTAAGTTTCGCTTGTCATATAACACAAGCGCCCTACTAGCTCTCAGAGCCTCTTTCGCTTTTTTCTTAATAGAATGTGCGTTAATCTCTTTACCTTCTGATAACGTGGCTGTGGATTGCTTCCATACGCTAATAGCCGATAACTTGACTTGTCCTTCTGTAAAACCTGTAGATGAAACAGGTTCAAACCACAAATCCATTAAGTAACCTGTTAAGATTCTGTTAATAACATCATTAACATCTTCCGAGTTACTATGTAACGTGTTTATCTTGTCGTTTGCGTGCCATTCTGCGACCTCTGCCGCCCAATCTGCCGATGGTATTAATGCCACGGGTAGATCTGATTCAACTAATATTCTGGTTAATAAGCTGTCAATTGTTTCGTCGTCTGATAAATCACATATGAAAATTTCATCACCCGCACTATGGCTGCTTGCTGTTGTCTTTGTTAATAAAACTGCTGACGTTGGTGCGTATAAGTCACCACCACGAACGGCGACTGTGATCGTAGGTGCTGATGGGTTTGTGTTATTATAACTAACAACTTGCATGAATTCATCGCCTACGCGTAAAAAATCATTAGCAGCATATGTGGTATCTAAATCAACAGGGATTGTTGTAGTTGATGAGTTAATATTATTTCTAATATAACCGCCCTGTGGTATAGGCCACGACTTTTCGCCAATGTTAACTAATGACAAAACATCTTTACAAGCTAACTTCCACGAACCATCTTTACTCAATGAAAGCGTATCTGCTAAATAACTACGAATTTGAGCGCCGCCAACTAAGTCGATACTTCCGTTTGATTCAACTCGATATAATTTGAGGCGCACGTTTTTATTCTCAAATATTTGACGAATATTAAGTTTGCCGAAATACGTACCTTGATTTTTTACTATATCAGTAACACCCGATGCGCCAATATTCGGATCTTGTTTATTGAAGTCATTAAAAATAACAGACAATGATGAGCGACTAGATAAACCATCGCCGGGCTTTAATTCTGTCGCCGTTTCGCTTATTGATTTAATACAACGCCAAATAGGTTCACCGTTGATGCTCGGTAGTAGTGGGGCGTTCTCATTAGTGAAATAATAAGTTTTGTACTCACTCAAACCACCGTCAGCAATTGCCCATTTTTGATCGCAAGTTAACGGTGTTCCCGTACCTTGTGATTCTCCGATGGTGCATGCGCCTGTTATTACCGGTAAATCTATTTCCAACACTTCAAAATGGTGTTGGTTCCTCATACTTTGAGTTGATTCAAAAGTTGCCATTTATTTTACAGTCCATTAAATACCATGAAATTTAATTTTAACACATCTAGCGACCTAGTTTGTGAATGAGCTTTAGCATTGAATTTTGGATCGAAACAAATATAAGTTGATTCAGGTTTGCTTTCTACTTCTTTAATGAAAAAAGGTTGGTCAAAAGCAAAATCTATAAATGTTTGCCAAGCACCTTCGGCAAATGAAGCAACCTCATTAGGTAATGTTAACGTTCCTTTGAGCGTTTTCTTTTGTGTCAATGATGATACGGGCGCAACTTGTAAATTAGTTGTGGTGCGTTGTGTAACGTGTCGATTCAACCAATTTCGATTATAACCTGACTGCTCACCAGTTAAAATTGTTATGTGCTGCCCTGCCGCGATATAGCTAACAGTCATTTGGAAATTATTTGGCACTGTAATAAACTTAACTATTAAATTTTGAAACGTCTGACTGGGAAACGTGAACATAATATTATTGTTACGCTTTATCACTACGCTATCAATTAACGCGGTGCCATTATAAAGTTCAACAGTTGCTTGCGTTGGTGTTGCTGCGTTATGTCCTGATATAGCTATATAACTAATATTAGTTTGAGCGCCATAACTAACGCTAAAATTGCCAACATCAGCGCCACAAGTATAGTTTAATGAATGGTCTGGGTCTGAAATATTAAGCGGCAACTCGTTCGGGTCAACATTTGCATCTGTTATTGTTGGTGTAACATTTGTTAAAACATTACTTGTTGATATTGATAAACCTGCACCAACGGGTGCACCTAGCGTGTTTGTTATGATTGTCATTATGCGCGACCTTCTATCTGTGCTTTGTTAAGTGCTGCTGCAATTGCGTCAATTAAATCATCACCTGAGTCAGTACCAAAGTTGATAGTGTTTGATTGTGATCCGCTTTCGCTTGAATCTGTTAACTCTAAACTTGATGTTCCATCTTGTGAAATTCCTTGCTGTGTTGAATTACTAGAGCCACTTGAATCGCCTCCACTTACCGACGAACCACCAGAGCTACCCGACATTGCCCCTGCTGCTTGACCTAACCCTGTGGCGATAATCAAACCAGCGTTAACTGCTCCCATTGTTTTTACTTTTGCGGCCGCAGCCGCACCCCTTGCAAGCGAGCTAGGGTCACCGACAACTTGTTGAGCACCGAAAGCGGCGGTAGCTCCTGCTGCTGTAGCAACTGCGTTGGCACTTAACGCCGAAGCTTTTTGAGAAGCGATACTCGCTACAGCTACAGCTTTACTATTACCAAATACCGCCCTAGCTAACCCGATTGCGTTATTGGCAACTGACTTATTCATCGCGTCTTCATGTTCAACAGTAGATTTTTTTAATTCTGCTGTTTTTTCTAATGACTCTGCCTCTCGCGCTGCTCTTTCTTCTTCTGATAAAATTTCCAACTCAGCAACATCTGCCCAGTATTGCGTTTCTAAATCATAGCGCAAAGATTTGTTTTCGCCTACCATTTTAAGTTCGCGCGCAAGTTTATCAGCTAGTAATTGTTCCTCATCTTTGAATCTGTTTTCAATTTCCTGTAGTTCATCTACAGTACCAGTGCCGGTGCTATTTAGTGCTAAATCACCTGTTTGAATATCTGGTGTTTTTGTTTTCGCGGCATTAGCATCTTCAATTTTCTTTTTTTGTTCGTGTATTAAATTCTCTATGTCTAACAATCTAATGTAATGTTCTTCGCCTTCTTTGTAGCCTTCCGCTATCTCGTCACCGTATTCGCCGCCGCCCGTGGATGCTTCTGCGCGTGTTTGAATGAGTGCTTTTTCTAATTGCGCTATACTTTCTAGCGTTGTTACATTTTTGATCAACTCGTTGTTGTTCATAATGTCTTTTAAATCAGATTGAGATTGACTAATAGCAAAAAACTCAGCTAGAGCTATAGCAGCTTCACCAATAAGCGGTAAAAATGGAGCAATACCGTTATTAATCCAATTTACAAAAGCAGTTTGAGCTAAGTCAACATCATTTGACAATTGCTTGAATTGTTCTTTTTCTTCTTCTGATAATTCAACATTTAATTTATCAAACTGGTTGCGTAAATTATTAACTGCTTTACCGCCATCAGTTAATAATGGGATTAATCGAGTAGTATCGGAAGCCATACCTTCGAGCGCGTGCGACATTTGAACACTTGAAACACCGGCTTTTTCCATGCGTGTTGTCATTTCTTGTAATATTTCAACACCTGACATGCGTTTGAATTCGTCTGCGGCTGCTCTAGCTTCTGCTTTAGTAAGTCGCATAGCATTAGCGAAATCTTGAAAACTACCTCCGCCAGTATTTAGAAAATCACCTATTTTTTCTCGCGTATCTTTAGTTATATCACCAAGTTTTTCAGCATTAAAGCCCACAGTACCTAAAGCGAACGCCATTGACTTAAAGCTAGCCACACTTTCGCCGGCCGCTTTAGCTAATGATTCGGTTTCTCTTATAGTTTGTGCTTGAATTTTTGCGTACGCAACAAAAGCGGCGGTAGCGCCAACAACAGATAATGCAACATTTTTGGCAGTATTGGATAACTGACCAAATGACTTACTAACTTTGGTGGTTGTTGTAGATAACTGATTTAACTTCGCATCAGTTCTTTTTAATTTTGCTTCCAGTTTTTCTGTTCTAGCGTCCAGTTTAACTATTAATGATTCAGTAGCCATTGTTTTGATGCCCCGTTTTGTATTCTTTCAAAATTAAGCATCACACTTAAATCATCGGCTTTGCTTTGTTGGTTCAATAGTTTTGTCACTTCGATAACGTCAAGCTTCCAAGCTTCGGATGGGGCTATTTTTAATTCATTGACACATACCACAAACGCGTTCCAATAATCATAATCTGAAATTGGATCGAAAGTTATTCTTCCGATATATCCGCTTTTTTTTTAGGTATGTTAGAGCTAAGATAATCATTAATAGCAAATGCTGTATTCAACATTTCCAAAGGCCACGGCTCAGACAAATCATCTGGTCTTTCGCTTAGCATCCAACTAACGCGGTAAGTCGCGTCTTCTATTTCAGTCAATGATACACCGTCTTGCGCTGCCGAAATAATACAATATAAGGCTTGGCACGCATCTTCGCGCGTTTGCACTTCTCTAAATATTTCTGTCCGCTCGAATAAACTTACATCCTCCGGCAAATTTATTTGAGCAACAATATAAGAAGCAAAAAAACCTTTTAAATCCTTGCCAGTCTTTTCTTTAAAAGACCGACAAGCACCATTGGATATTTTCCAATCATATTCTTTATAGCATAACTTAATCATTACGCGTCAGCGGCAGCAACGATAGTAACAACACCACTTGAGTTAAAGCTGATTGTTGTAGCTACTTTAGCGCCTCGCGGTAATGTATCGCTCAAACCTGTCGGTACAAATAAACCGCTAAATGATTCATCAGTGACACTACCGGAGCCGGTATAAGTCAACGTGTAAGTGTCTTGAGTACCTGCAAACGCATCTGCACGGACTTTGCGGAATTGTGTATCATCGTTATAAGTAATCTCACCAGAGAAAACGTGTTGTTTTGTTGCAAGCTCACCGTCTAAATAAGTAACATTGTCACCGTATGACTTGTTGCCAATCTCAATTGGAGCGCCCCCAAAAGTGTGAGTAAAATCACCCTGACCCACAATGGCGCCAGTTGTGTTATTTAATACAATCGCTGTACCGTTTAATTCGCCTGACATAATTTCCTACCTTGTGCTAAATGTTAAATAATTAATTGAAATGTCTCGTTGATACCATGCCTCAGACTCAGAACCGCTATTTACTTCTGAAGTGAGAATGTCTACCGTTTGCCCATTATACATTAAATTCGTGTTATATGTGAATGTTGATAATATGGCATCAATTGCTGATAATTGTGAATCATCATAATCAAATCTGTTTATGTTTATAAAAACACTAACTTGAAAAATACCACGCTGCTCATCGCTAGAAGTGCTTGTTTTACCTAACGCGCCAGTTGATGCCGGCAGAAAGTATGCTGCATACCATATATCTTTATTTGATGGATCGAACTTTTTATTTTCTAACGCCAAATCGCCAACATTAACAACAGTTAACAGTTGAGTTAATAAGGCTTTTTTTGTTTTTAAATAACTCATATTTTACTCACCTTGTTCGCCATTCTACCTACCGCTTTTCTAACCCAACCTTTAGCAGCTTTTATACTATAACCACCTGACGTTTTATCTGTACCGGGTTGACTATATCCGCCATATTCTAGCATATTAATATACGGTAAGTTGTTAGTAAAATATATTTCCCTGCCAATAACGCTAGGTGGTAATTTTCCTAACTCAGCAAAACTACCTACACCGTTAGTGCTTGTTGTGATTTCACTACT